TGGATAAATCCCGCCATAGATGCATTTTTAAGTGCACTTATAAGCTGGAACACCATAAAAGGTACTACAATTACTTCACTAAGCCAAGCTGTACCAGCAAAGCCTTGTTCAACCATTAAAATAACTGTTAAAATAACTAACCATGCAACGGTGTTTCTTAGTACTTTAATTGCTTTACGAGTTTGAAATCCTTCTCTTCTAGTACCAGCAATCATACCAAAGATACCATCTAAAAACATTACTCCCACTATAGCTAGATACTGATCAGAATTTGCCATTGTTAGATTCATAAAATATGAACACATAAAGGTTATACCTGCTGTAAATGATGTGATAGCTAGTAGTGGGAGGCTTAGTTTCATAATAGTTTATTTAACGTATTCGTAATACTTTTTAGTTTTAGCGTTTCTATCTTCTAAACCATGAGTACCACCGTTGATACGTTTTGTAAGTTCTAAGATAGCAGCATCGTTGATACCTTTATCGCAAATTGTCCATAGCTTATTTCTTTCAAAGAAGAACATTGCTGATTCAAAAGCGTATTTTGTAGCAACTGTATCTGGGTTTTTTAAAACTTCATCGTTACCTAAGTACTTTGCGAATGCCTCGTAGTTAGCTTTACCTGTTAATTGTAGAGCTCCTCTACCTCTGAATTTAAATCCGTCTCCTGATGCTTCATCTCCGTTACCCATACGAGATGCGTAAACACGGTTAGCGATTTTTTCTGGTTGGCGAGCATAAGATTCTTCTAGGGTACCTGGGAAGTATTTTCCAAAGATACCTTGTAGACCTTGTGCTGAATAGTTTAGGTTTTCAGAAAATGCTTTGAAGCCTCCTGTTTCGTGTGCTGTTTGAGCAAAAAAGTGTGCTGCTCTTACTGGAGTTAGTTTATAAAACTCCATAGCTTTTTTCATTGTACCAGGACCGAAAGCACCATCTGCGCCTACTCCGATCTTCTCTTGTAAACTTTTTAAACTCATTATTCTTCTCCTTTTTTATTTCCACCAAAAATCTTACCTGCTTCAGCAATACCGAAAGCACCAAGAGTAATGATTACAAATGAATTAAAAATTGTATCACTGATTACGAGATGATTACCCATAATACCCGTTACTACGTCAGCTCCGGCAAAAATTGCCATTACCGCGAATGATAAAAATCCTACGATAGTTTTTTCGTTAAAATCACTCTTGTCTTTGAAAATATCTGAAAATGCCATAATTTAAATTTAAGTTAGTTAAATACAACTATTAGATAAAACATTTGTTATAAATATAAAAAAGAATATAAAATATCCTTTCTATATATTTTAAGTTTTTTTATCTTCTTGTGTTGCATATTTAATACCCATAATTGTACCAACTATAGAAAATGCGTTCGTTAAAAGTACGCTAAACATGTTACTCCAGGTTGAACCAATTATTTGAGTATCTCTATCATTAAGTATTGCAAATGAGTACATAATAGTGGTAATAAACCCAACACTCATGATTACAAATAGAGCTGATTTAACAATAGTTTTAATTAGTTCATTTTGGCTTTTTTTTATAGTTGCATCTAAGTCTTCTAGTGCATTATTTTTTTCTATTTCTATTGATAATTTAAGTTTATTTGAATTATCTAATTCAACCTGTAAATTTTTAGAAAGTTCTTCTACTTGCTTTTTAATAGTAATCGTATCAGTAATGTCAGTAGCAATTTTCATTACTTTTTTACAAGTTCCATCGTTGCTAATTATGGGATTATAGGATGCTTTTAAATAAATAGAAGAACCATCTACTCTCATCCTTTCATATTCACCCTCAAAAAATTTACCACTTTTTAGCTTTTGCCAAAATCCTTTATATTCTTCGGATTTAGCATACTCATAACCTACAAAAATACTATGGTGCTTCCCAACAATTTTATCTAAATCGTTTTTGTTATACCCCATTGTTTCTAAAAATATGGAGTTTGCATCTAGTATATAACCATCACAATCAAAATATATAATAGCATTACTTTTATTTATTGCACTAATTGCATTTTTTGCTATTACAGTTGTAGTAATATCAGAAGCAACCTTCATTACCTTAGTTACAACACCATTTTCATCAAGTATTGGATTATAAGTTGCCTGGAGATAGATAATGTTTCCGTCTGCTTTTATTCTTTCAAATTCACCTTCGTGGAAGTTACCTTCTCCTAGCTTTTTCCAAAACCTTTTATATTCTTCTGATTGTGCATATTCAGGAGCAACAAAAATACTGTGATGCTGACCAACAACTTTTTCATGTTCGTCCTCTTTATAACCCATTGTTGTTAAAAAGATAGAATTCACTCCAAGAATAAAACCATTAAGATCAAAATAAATAAGAGCGTTGCTACGATTAATAGCCTCCATTCTATTTAATAACTCTTCTTTGGATAAGTTTTTCATTATTTTTCTTTATAAGATTTAATAAATTCAAAACTTTTTGGTCTATTATAAATATAAAAAGAGGGCAATTAATGCCCCCTTTCTTAAAAGTTTTTAACTAAAAAATTATTGTTTTTTAGCTTTAGGCTTGTAGTATCTTTTTTTCTTAGGTTTTACTGCGGCCATTACATCTTTAGCTTCTTCAACTACTTTTTCAGCAGCCTCTTTAACTTCAGATACTTCTTTTTTAACTTTATTTACTTTAGCTATGATTTTATCATCAACTGTGGTTTCACTAAGTAAAAAAGCCCATAATCTTTTCCAAAAGCTCATATTAATTTATATTATTTATTATTGTTATACATATTACTACCCATCGCAAGAAACGCAATCTACGGTGCGGGATCCAAGATCCCCCTTAATTACTGAATCAGTACGTAGATAGTAAAGTGTTTTAATACCTAACTTCCAAGCTTCCATATGTACCTGATTAATCCATTTTGGTGAATCAGTTGGATCAAATGATAAGTTAAGTGATTGCGTTTGGTCAATATAGCGTTGACGAACCGCTGCCTGTTGAACTAATGCTAACTGATTAACTTCAGGAAATGTTAAAAACACTTCTTTTTCATCATCAGTTAGAATCTCATAAGACAAATTTTGTACTGAACCATTATCTGCTAAGATTTGGTCCCATATTTTGTTATTGTTTTTACCTTTTTTCTCTAGTAATGTCTCTAACTCAGGATTTTTAACAATAAATGTCCCCTTAGCACCATTGAAAACATAAACATTTGCGGGTTGAGGCTCAATACCTGCTGAGCAACTGTTAATTCTAGAGTTAGAAACTGTAGGCGCAATCGCTAACAAGTGTGTATTTCTCATACCTGTACCTTTACACCATAATGGTTCACCATATTCAACCGCCATTCTACGAGACGCAGCTTCAGCTTGTGTTTTGATCTGACTAAAGATAGTATGTGTCCAAGCTGTTGAAGCAATTGAGTTAAATGGTAAATTCTTCTGTTGTAGAAAAGTATGCCAACCCATTACCCCTAATCCTAATGCTCTACCTTTTTTAGCATGACGGTGTGAACGAATCATAGATTCTTTACCATTTGTTTTCTGGATAAATTCCTCCATTACACCATCTAAAAAATAGATAGCAGTTTCAACTACATCTGTGTCTTTCCACTCATCATACTTAGCTAAATTAAGAGAAGATAAACAACAAATAAATGAATGTTCCTCATCTGTATGAAGTGTAATTTCAGTACAAATATTAGTCATTGAAACATCAAGATTATTCATACGATACGCTAAAGGATTATCTTTATTGACATTGTCCTTAAACATAATGTATGGTTCTCCGGTCTCTACACGTGATTTAAGCACCTCTAACCATAGTGACATAGCATCGCTGTCTCGATCATTTAAGCGCTTCATAAACGCGTCATCAACAACAACACATTGGTGTAGATTAAGACATTGTCTATTAGGATCACCTTTTGGTCTACGGATTTGAAGAAATTCATGAATATCTTTGTGGTTGATATCTAAATTTACTGAAGCAGCTCCTCTTCTAACAGAACCCTGGTTAGTGGCAATGATAGTAGAATCATAAATTTTAGCCCAAGGTACTACTCCTTCTGATCTGCCGTTTCCTGTAATAGAAGTACCTCTTGGTCGAATTCGGCTAAGCGAGATTCCAACTCCCCCACCGTAGGAAGTAAGGCGCATAAGTTCAGCGTTAGTAAGTCCAATTCCTCGGACACTATCTGGGGTATCAATCCCAAAACAAGAAATAGGCAACCCACGATCAGTTCCAGTATTGCTAAGTACGGGACTAGCCAAACCAATCCATCCATTCCAAATATATTTAAAAAATTTATTTTCTAAGTCAGGGCGGTTTAAACGTAATGCCACAGCATGTGCTACTCTCCTGTATGCTTTTTTAGGTGTTTCACCTGGGAGTAAATAACCTTTTGATATAGTGCTAACTGCTACCTCATCCATGTACTCAGGATAGTCTTTACCACGTTCCCAAGTTGTAAAATCAGCTACTAAATTATTATCCATTTTATTTTTTTATTAATATAAATCCATCTTTGTAAGTATCAAAACTAAAGTCAGAAATTTGTTCAAGTTGTTTCTTTATAAATGCTTTATATAGATTAGATTTTTGAGAAATATCTTTACTTTCTAGTTCCTTAGGTGTACCTTTAATGTATAATCCATCTATATCATTTTTACTTACAAAGTCCTTTACAATATTAACAACTGTTGATAGGATTGTAAGTAGAGTCTTCATATCAGATTTAACTAACTGAAGTTCTGTTCCAGATACTGCATACCCTACATTGTAGACTTTTTTAAGGTTTCTGTACTTCTGAGGTAGGAAAAACTGCTTAATCTCGGGTTCTATAAGTTTCTCAAAATCCACAGTTACTGTTTCTGTAAAGTCTCCTATATCTACTAGAAATTTATACCTAGTAAGAGCTACTTGAGTCCATTTTAGAGGTTGGATATTTGCTTCTCCAATCTCTTTTAAAAGGATCTCATTAATTAAGGGTACTAAAAGAGTGCTATGTGATGCCATTTTTAAAAAATTGATTCATCCCACTGCATGTGGCCTTTAGAATAGTTAGTAACTCGGCTAGCAAAGAAATCTGTGTGTTGCTTTCCCGCTGAAAGGTGATCAAACCATTTCATACGTTCAACTGCTGTTACATCAATATCAGTAACAATTGGGTTGTAACCAAGGTCACCAAGTTTTGTGTTGATTCGGTTTTTGATAAAATTTTGCAAGTCATATTTTGAACATCCCTCTAGATCACCTAACTCATATACTTTATTAATAAAGTCAAGTTCAAGTTTAAGAGATAATAGAGCAGCCTCAATAATAGCAGCCTCTAGTTCTTTTGTTTTAAGGGATGGATTTTCTTCAATCAATGTTCTGAATAACCAGCAACCTGCCTCCGAATGCATTGATTCATCTCGAATAGACCATTCTACAATTTGTCCAACTCCTTTAAGCTTGTTACGCATTTTAAATGATAATAGGATCGCAAACGAAGAGAATAAATTAACACCCTCTGTGAAAGCTGAGAAGATGGCAAGACTTTTAGCAATCTCATGGAAATTTTTCTCACCATTGAAACTATCACGAACCACCATAAGATTTTCAATCTTAGCCATGGTCGTTTCATCTTCAAGAAATTCAGCAAAGTTATCCAAACCAAGTGTTTCATTTAATAGAGAGTAAGCTTCAGCGTGAACAGTTTCCATACTACCAAATGTAGTTGCCATCATAATTATTTCAGGCTTACGGAACCATTTAGTTACTAAACCAGTCCAATAATCATTTACTACAGTCTCTGTTTGAGCAAATCCCTTTAAAATCGATCCTATAATGTTTTTTTCTGTTTCGTTTAGATTAGCATTCCAATCATTTAGATCAGACATCATAGGCACTTCAGTATGTAACCAATGTGCTTGTTGCTGATTAAGCCAATATTCATAAGCTTGGGGATATTCAAAAGGTTTGTAAACAATCCTCTCATGCAACAGATTTCGTTTCTTTGCCATTATAAAAGTTAATTAAGTATTTAGGAAAAATTGATTGAATTGGCGTAACGTTTCTTTTTCAGAGTTTGTAACTTCACCATATGAGGCTGGCTTAGAAGCTGGAGTAATATTCTCCAATTCATCATCTGAAATGATTTCAAAGGCACCAGTTGAAGTATCAATCTTAGCTCCATATGTTAAACCATCCATTCCGTATCTATTCTTCATAATATGCCACCTTCCAGTGCCGTTAACTTTATCTTCTCTTTTGCGACTTAAGGAAGCGCCAAAATCAATAATCATAATTTTGTCATAAGAGCCCGCTGCTTTATCTCCTTCAATAATGTCATCTTTTGAACCAGCACGGTTCACTTGAGAGACACTCCATATAGGAATATTAAGCTCGCGGGCTAATCCTTTTGTGCTAGTATAAATATCATCTATCTCATCCTTACGTTCACGACTATTTCTCTTTGAACGAAGAAGATCAACATAATCAATAATAATCAAATCAGGTTTAAAGTCAAGATCAATACATTTTTTAATATGTGACTCAACTGTAGATATAGATGCTTTACCTGGTGCGTATTCTTTAATGATTAGATTACCTGGTAATTTTTCTAATACTTTTTCTACTTTAGCTTTATTTGGAATAATGACATTTACAGGAATACCAGTAAAATAAGCGTCATATCTTCGTCCAACATAATCTTCACCTAATTCAAGAGTGTAATGAATTACATTGAAACCCATTCTAACAGCATGACCACCTAGAGCTATTAACGCCCAAGATTTACCACCTCCTGGATTACCAAATATAAGACCAAAATCTCCATTTCCGAGACCACCTTGAAGTAGTTCATTAAATTCATTCCAAGGAGTTGGAATTGTAATTCTATATTCTTCACGATATCGTGTTTCCAAATCTTTATTATATTCATGACCTAAATTTTTATCTTGACCTGCTTTCATTGCTGATTCAATCATAAACTTAATTGAATCATAATCACCAGCCTGTAAAAGTTCTACTGATTGTAATAATGCTTTTTTAAGCATTTGGTTTTTACAAAACGCAGAAAACTCTTCTTCAACATAAGCTAAATCATCAGTTTCTTTATAGGCTTCTCTAAGTTGCTCTTTAACAGCAATTTGTAAAACCTCGTTTTGTAATTTTTTTAATTCTACTTTAAGTACCTCTAAAGAGGGTGTTGTGTGATACTTATCATAATATTTTAGGATTTCTGTCATAATCCATTTATGTGCCTGATTGTCAAAGTATTCTTCACTAACAATATCATGGATATTAACTAAGAAGTTTTTACTACTAAGTAGGGCGGCTAGGACCTTGACTTGAAAGCCAGGTCCATATTGATTTATATCTCGTAATGTCATATAACTATTTATTATAACTGATTAAGTCTTTAAAGGTTGATTGAATCCAATATTCAACATTCTTTATAAGATGTCGTAAACCATCTTCATTGTAAAATTTTATAAATACTACAGTATTAAGGTCAGGTGCTAATTCTTCAATTGTTTTAGAAATAAATTTCCTATCATTGTCATCAATCATAGGATTGTGAAGATTCATTACTTTGTAACTCTTTTCTAGTTCTTCAAAATCATGAACTAAACGAGCGTAAATAACATTCTCTTTTAATTTTGACACCCCGATATCATATAAATCTTGTAAAACAAGAGGACGTTGATTAAGCTCAGGAAACAACTTATGTAACTTTTTTTCACCTAATCCTTTTACTCCTTTTACTTTATCTGAATTATCACCTAGTAGTGTTTTATAATATATAAAGTTTTCAACAAGCACTCCAAACTTTTCTTGTACAGTAGATGGAGTGTAGTAATCTTTTTCAATTGGGCGATATACAGTAATATTATTATTTACTAACTGGATAAAGTCTTTATCACTAGAGACAATGAATACTTTTGAATCATATTTTTTAACTAATGTTGTAGATAGCTGTGCTAT